CCCTTCCAGCGCAAGGCGTTGTGGAGGGTGAGGTTCTGCCGCCGCAGGACCAGGCGCACGTCCCGGGCCCCAATCCCCACCTTGGAAAAGAGGTTCGTCCGGTCCGTCAGCTCCGCCTCCGCCCAGGTCCGCCGCACGCTCTCCCACGCCCAGCCTCCCTCCACCGCGGCCAGCTCCAGCACCTCCACCCGCTCCCGCAGCGCGCTTGCTCCGTAAATCATGCCCTCACCTCACAGCAGATTGACCGCGTGCGCGCCCAGGATCTGCGCCACCACGGGATTTTCTGCAATGATCGTGCCGGTAATAGCGGTGGTCCTCACCGCCAGCGCCGCGATGCTCAGGTCGGCGTGTCCGTCCGCCTCCTCCGCGCTCAGTCCCGTATAGTCCAGCACATAGCGCCGCGCGGCCTCCAAGATATGCGGGAGAAGGGGCTCGCCCTCCTCCTCCCGCACATACTCCGCCACGTCGCTCACCATGATTTCAGAGAGCTTCATGGCTCAAATCCCCCTTTAAGACGCCTTCATGGTCAGCACGGCCAGCTTCTGGTGATCGGTCACTCTGGAGTCAAATTCAAACCAGGAGACCACGCCGATCGCGTGCTGCGTCGCGTACTTCTCCCGGAGCACCTGGATGGAGATGTTCTCCCTGAAGTTGACGGACAGGCCGGAGTAATCTCCGTACAGCACCGCCTTGGCGCCGGCGGCCATGGCCGGCATGTTGTCGGACAAGTACACGGGCTTGCCCAGCAGCCGGTAGGGGAAGGACCCGGTCACGTCGTCCTGGAGCAGATAACGGTTGTTTCCGTCCTTCAATTTCTTGATGGTTGTGAAGGTGTCGGGGTGCATGGTCCAGCAGGCGTTGCCCTGGTGGGCCTGCTTGATCTTGGCCTGGAGCTCGATGAGCTCGTCGGCGGTAACGGCGGCGGCCCCGGCGGCGGTCAGACCCGTGGTGGTGTTCAGGGCGCCCTGGGCGGCGCTGGAACCGGTACCGCACAGCAGCTGGCCCTCGATCCACACGGCGATCTCCTCCGCCATCTGCTCCACGATAAAGTTCACCACGGAGAAGGCCCCGTTGTTCTCCACGCTCTGACCAATGAGTGTCAGTGCGCCCGCCAGATAGCCGCCCAGGTCCACGCTGGTGAACTTGCCGGAGTCGGCGGTGATCTCGGTGAACTCGGTCTGATAGCCCACCGCGATGTCATGGGTGGTGTTTGCCTTGCCCCATACGGGCACCTTCAGCGTGCCCTTTACGTTGTACACGGTGGCCCCCGCCAGAATGGGGCAGCGGTCCTTGACCGCCTTGATGATCCGGTCTGCGATGCTAGTGGGGATGATGGCCCCGTTGTTGGCCATGGTCATGTTCTGTTCGCCCGCCCGTAGCTCGGACGCACGTCCCAGTACATAGTCGGCGAACGCCTGCTCCTCAGCGGCGGCCCGCTCCTCCACCGTGCCGGTGGGGGCGGCGGGAGACTCCAGATTCCGGGCCCGTTCCTCCCGGGCGACCGTCGCATCGATGGCCCTGATCTCCGCCTCTGCGGCGTCAAACTGAGTCGTCTCCTCTTCCGTCATGGCCCGCTCCTCGGTGTCGGCGGCGGTTACCAGGGCGTCCATCTGGTTCTGGAGCTCCACCCGTCTCTCCAACAGTGCTTTCAGCTTCTTCATGTTCGTACCTCCCAAATTTTTAGTGTTTTTTGATGGCTTCCAGTCGCGCCCGGAAGGGCGCGTTGTCGTAGGCCGGCGTCTCCGGCTCGTCCACAGTGACCCGCGGAGCTTCCTCCGTGCTTCTGATCTCCAGATCCACCTCGGCGTCGGCGCGCAGTTCCACACTTGTGGCGGAATATACGGGGCTCTTCCGCACCACCAGGGTGATGTGGTCCAGGTCCAGGGCCTTGATCCTCCGAAGGGGCAGGTCGTCCGCCCGCCGCTCCAGCTCATCCCGGACGTTGTACATCCCGAAGGACCAGCCCTTTACCTTTCCCTTCTTGGCCAGGTCGATCAGGGTGTCGTCCGTCACCAGAACATCGGCGTGGAGGCCGATATTGTCCTCGTAGAGCTTGAGCGTCCCCTCGTCGGTGCTGGCATACACGTGGCTGTTGTCGTGGTCCACCGTCACCGTGATGTTCCCCGCCCGGCTGATGGCCTGCTCAAAGGCCCTCGGTTCGATCTCCTCCACCACCTTCCCGTGGGGCGTGATCACCGGGCGGCTCTTTTTCTCCGTCACGTTGACGTATCCGGAGATGTGGGCTCCGTCCGCTCTGATCTCGATCTTCAATTGTCCTCTCCTCCTTTCCCCGGTTCTGCTCGCGGCTCATGCAGCGATTTCGCTTCCATCCGGCTCACCTGATTGGTGTTAGGCGTATAGATCAGCTTGGTTTTGGGGTCGTAGAGCACCGTGTCCAGTCCCAGTTTGATCCAGGTCAAGCCCAGCGGCTCCATATCCTCCTCATACCGCACCTCGTCCACACCCATGAAATTGGCGTCCAGCGCCACCTGGTAGGCCTCGAACCGCTCCTTCATAGACCCGCGCAGCAACGCCTTTGTGTCAAAGGCCCAGTAAAGACTCCCCTTTTCCTTTTCCAGCAGGAGGTCCTTGTTGAGGGCGCATTGGATGGCCGTCATCAGGGGGATGGCCGCCAGCCGGGCCAGATTGGACACATCGTCCACCCCCGCCTTCCCCGACATCGCACCGGTGGAGATGTGGAACAGCTTCGCAAATTCCTCCGCGTTGGCCACCTTGTTCTCGTTGAGCTGCATCTCCACCGAAGTGTTGGAGCTCTCCTGGAACTCCAGCCCGTCGTTGAGGATTACCACGTTGTCGCTGGCATTGCTGTACAGCCGCGCCCAGGCGCTCCGTAACGCGTCCATACCAGCGTCGGTGAGGTGCTTTTGCGATTTGAGGAACCCCTTCTTGTTGCCGCCCTTTTTCACCAAGTAGCCCTCAAAGCACAGCGTCTGATAGGCCACCTCGATGAGCTTGCTGTTCTCCCTTGTGATAGGCACGCCCTCCGCCCCGTCCCTGGTGTTGCGCAGGATCTTTAAAAAATCAAGGGGCTGGTAAGGACGCCCTTCCACCAGAAGATTGAAATCCTTGAAGATTGGGTCCGTAGCCCGCTGCACGGAGATCTTTCTCTCGTCCACATAGTGGAGGCCCACCACCTCGCCTTTTTCCCGGTGTATGTAGGCGTATCCGCCCTTGCCCAGGTAGTAGTCCCGTGTGATGGCCCGCCAGAACTCGTTGGCGTTCAGGGTGTCCACCGTCTCGTCGTTCAGCAGCCGGAGGCGGGGATCGTCCCGGACCTCCTCCGCCTTTCCGCCAGTGTCCCGGTACAGCTTGATGGGGGTCCCGGCCACAAGATTGGCGATTAGGTCGATGCCCCCGCTCACTGTCGGCACCTGGAGCGCCGTCTCGCGGGTCACCTCTCCGCTCCCCAACAGTGCCTGCAGCAGCGAGTCCTCGAACTGCACCTCGCCCTCCGCCCGGTCCTCCCGTCTGCTCCGCCCAAATAGTCCCACAGAATCCCTCCTCAAGTCTGTACAACAAAGTCATATGCCCCATACAGCAGCTCCAACTGGAGCAGATACAGAGCGTTGATGACCGCCACCACCATATCCACCTTTCCGGCGGACCGCTTCTTGTTTACATATTTGTTCAAATTTGTATCCTCCGCGCACCGGGCGTTTTGGAAGTTGATCTCCAGCAGCCGGTTGTCGTCATAGCGGAACGTCCGCTTGAGCACGCACTCCTTCAGGAGCTTGGTGGGCGGGTGGAGCACCGAGGAGTGCTGCTTGATCTCCACGCATTCCAGTCCGGCCTCCTCCAGCTTCTGCACGGTGGAAATGGCGTTATAGCGGTCATAGCCCACCTGCACGATTTCTACCCCGTATCTTTCCGCCAGTGACAGGATAAACCGCTCCACAAAACCATAATCGATGACCTCCTCGCCGCAGGCAAAGCAGTTTCCCGCAGCGATCAGTTTTCGGTAGTCCACGCCCTCCTTGGCGCTCTTCCAGTCCAACCGATCCTTGGGGAGGAACCCCCAGACCTTGGCGTGTACCACGCCGTACGCCTCCGTCAGCATAGCCACAGCCGTGTTGTCGTCCGTCTGCGACAGGTCCAGCCCCAGCCACACACGGCGGCCCCGCCAGAAACTCGGGTCCTCCTCCACCCGGCACCGCTTTACTTTCTGGATGTCGATATATCCCTCCACACCGAGGCCCTTATACAGGATGTCGCAGTGCTTGCAGAGGTAGTTCTCCCGCTTGTTCTCATACAGCACCGCCATCGTCCGCAGGTCCTGGATGGCATGGAACACATCCGGGTTGCTTACCGCCACGGGATTGGCCTGATAGATCACCAGGTCGTCCGTTTCCCACCGCTTCCGCAGGACGTCGTCCGGCTCATACAGCAGGGCGAATACATCCTCCTTCTCCAGCAGGCCGTCCAGCACCTTCTTTGCGATATCGATCTCATCAATCATGACGTTATTGTCATTGGGGTACTGTGTGGAGATGATAATGCCCAATTTGTTGGGCAGCGTGATCTGGGAGGAGCGCATCGCCTCCACCGGGTAGCTGTCTAGCGCCCCCGCCTCGTCCGCCAGCCACAGATTGGCCAGCCTGCCGTCCATCCCATCGTTGGAGTAGGCAAGGGGCGTGTATTCAATCTCGTTGATGAGGCAGGTAATCATATCCCGGTTCACCTTGAAGTGCTCTGTCAATGCGGGGGACACCTTGATGATCTTCCGCACTGCCAGCCGCAGTTCCGAGGAGAGCTTATAGTCCGGTGCCACCGAGAAGAAACGGGAAAAACGGGGCTCTGTCAGCATCCCGAGAAGGAAGATTACGGCGGAGTTGAAAGTCTTGAAGTTTTTGCGGGCGATCTCCAGTAGTGCCGTCTGGTAGAACCGGCGGTTATCCGCCCGCCTCCGGGTGCAGAACACAGCTGTGACGAGGAACCAGGCGTAGTCCTCCAGACCTTCGTACATGGAGCAGGAGAGGTCTGGGTGGACCATCAGCTTCAGCAGCCGGCATATCTTCCGGTACGCCTTCTCGCTGACATAGGCGCTCTTGTGCTTTCCGTCCGCGATCTTCAGCCAGCGCTTGGCCTGCAGCTTGACATATCTGCCCACCTTTCGGTTGTTCCTCCCAATGCACCACTTGGCGTAGCGGTAGGCCCGGCTCTCTTCAATCATCATCCTCTATGGCCGCCAGCAGCGGGTCCTTGGACGCCTTTGCAGCCTGGGCCGCCAGGTTCCCGATCTTGGCTCTGGCTTGAGGCGACAGGCACAGTTCGCTGCACCCTCTCCACAGGTCGCTTTGATATTTGGCCCGCACACCCTGGAGCGCGGTATCCGAGAGGAGCGAGTCATCCTGGTCGACCATCCTGTTGATCCTGCGCAGCCGGGCCACCGCCACCGCGGTGCTCTCCAGCACAAACACATCCAGCTTCCCCAGAATGTCGCTCTCCACCAGCGCGTCCACGATGAACTGGAACACCTCACGCTGATCCTCCGGCATATTCTCCGGTGGGCTCGGCTTTTCCGCCGCCCCCCGCAGTTTGTCCTCCATATCCAGACGGGCCGCTGCTTCCTCCTTGGCGATCGCTCCCGATTTCACCCGCACCGACTTCGCCGGTCTCGCCATACGCCTCACCTTCTTCTTCGCCTGCGGTGCCCTCGCCTACAGCGTTCTCACACACGGCATTCTCGTAAAATCCCATTTCTAAACTTTTTCCTGCCCAGAGGGGGCCGGGTGGTCTAGCCTCGCTCTCTCCGCCTCAGCCTATACCCCCCGGGGGTACCCCCGTCAGTGAATGCAGCATTTCCTGCTCATATTCTCCACGCTCTGCCGCTTCGTGATGTCGATCGCATACCGTAAGCAGGTTCCAATCCTCCAGCCTCAAGTCCCATCGTGCTTTTAAAGGCTCTATGTGGTGGACAGACAGCCGCCCGGGGTTATAACGCCGTGGCTCCCGTTCTAAATCACACAGCCTGCACCGGTATCCATCCCGCTCCAGTACGGCCGTGCGCTTATGCATCCATTGCGCGGTCTTTCGGAACCTATCTATTTTCTCATCTTTGTGCTTCCTGTTCTTTGTCCTCATTGGGCATACATACCTAGTTGGATGTACCCTGCCACAATATTTGCAGCTCCTCAGCATGAGATCCTCCACATAAAAATTACCGTGCAGGAATCCACTCCTACACGGTAATTATCGCATGGCTTTTAGACCTGGTTCCCACTATAGTGGGAGTCTTACAAATAGTTTTGGCGTCCGATTAAGTAATCTGCGGGAACCTCGAAGTAATCCGCCAGTGCGACTATTGATGCCAACGTTGGCTCCTTCTCCCCGCGTTCATACTGGCCGATGATATTTTTACTCAACCCGCACAGCTCCCCAAGGGCTTTCCGACTCATCCTCCGCCGCTCACGCAGCTTCTGGAGCCGCTGTGGAAATTCCTGTTTCATGCTTGCCTCGCCGCCTCCTTGGCCCATATCACACCTGGGTCCTTATCCGTAAGTATCCTCCCACTGGCGCATCTAACGCACTTAACGCGCCACCTTGGCTGACCCCGTGCCGCATTTCGGACCCGTTCGAAGTGCCCATATCCCGGCTCCTCCCAGGCCCCGCAGCAGTAGCAGCGACCGGGGTACTTATTCCGTGCCATAAACCTTACCCTCCGATCTGCTTGGCCATCTGCACCAGCTTGCACAGCCCATAAAAGGATCTCGGATCAATCCCGGTCGATTTCTTGATCTGGTTCAGATGATACCCCACGGTCACGTAGCTTAAATACAGCTTCCGCCCCGTTTCCACCGCATTCATGCTGCACTCGGCGTATCCCAGCACAATCTCTCTCTGGCGTTCGGTCATGTGTGTTCCTCCTTGGGCGGTTCCGGCAGCGGCATCCAGTGGGTGACGGCCTTGGTGCGTGTCCCGTAGACCTTCCACCAGTCGTTTACATCCAAGCAGCCGGCTTCGACAATCATGGTGCCTTTCTTCGGCCGGCACACGATCACGCACTCAAAGGCTTTCGGCAACCTCTCCTTGACGCTAATCCACTCGCTCATGTTGTCCTCCCTCCCCTAAAGCCAGTTGTCCGCCCTGATAGAGTTGATACAGG